TAGTACATGATGAAAGTGGTAAATGGGAGAGACCTGAAAATATTTTAAATAACTGGAGAGTAACAAAAACATGTTTGCGGTTAGGTAGTAGGGTTATTGGAAAATGTATGATGGGATCAACATCTAATGCTTTGGATAAAGGAGGAAATAATTTTAAAAAATTATTTAATGATTCCAATGTAACAAAAAGAAATAAAAATGGACAAACAAAATCTGGGTTATATAGTTTGTTTATACCAATGGAATGGAATTATGAAGGATTCATGGATAAATATGGTATACCTGTTTTTGATACACCAAAAGATCCTGTATATAATATATATGAAGATTTAATAGATGTAGGTGTTGTGGATCATTGGGATAATGAAGTTGAGGGTTTAAAAAGTGATTCTGATGCTTTAAATGAATTTTATCGTCAATTTCCACGAACAATTGAACATGCATTTAGAGATGAAACAAAAAATAGTATATTTAATTTAGCTAAAATATACGAACAAATAGATTATAATGATGGTATAGGTAATAATCAAATATCTATAGGAAATTTTCAATGGTTCAATGGTGTTAAAGATACCAGTGTTATATTTTATCCAGATCCAAAAGGAAGATTTAAGATAAGTTGGGTTCCAACAATAAATCTACAAAATAAATGTATAGAGAAGGATGGAATAAAATATCCTGGAAATAAACACATAGGAGCGTTTGGTTGTGATAGTTATGACATATCAGGAACAGTAGACGGACAAGGATCAAATGGATCATTGCATGGATTAACGAAATTTAGTATGGAAGATGCGCCTAGCAGTCAATTCTTTTTAGAATATGTAGCTAGACCACCAACTGCAGAAATATTTTTTGAAGATGTTTTAATGGCGTTGGTATTTTATGGTATGCCATTACTCGCAGAAAATAATAAACCTAGATTATTATATTATCTGAGAAGAAGAGGTTATAGAGGATATTCAATGAATAGACCTGATAAACTTTGGAATAAATTATCAGTTACAGAAAAAGAAATAGGTGGAATACCAAATACAAGTGAAGATATTAAGCAAGCACACGCTGCTGCTATTGAAACATATATACAAGAATATATCGGTATGAGATTAAATGGTGATTATGGTAATATGTATTTTAATAGAACGCTTAATGATTGGGCTAAATTTGATATTAATAAGAGAACAAAATTTGATGCTACAATTAGTTCAGGTTTAGCTATAATGGCATGTAATAGACATTTATATATACCTAATAAAGAAAGACAAAAATCAAAAGTAAATTTAAATTTTGCAAAATATAACAATGATGGATTTACATCGCAACTAATTAAATAAGTATGAGTAAAAAAGGTTATTTTCCTAGTCAAGTAGTTAGTGATGCTGAAAAGGCTAGCTATGAATATGGTTTAAAAATAGCAAGGGCTATTGAAAATGAATGGTTTGGAAAAGAAACAAATGGCAATAGGTATCACGCTAATCAAGCTGAGTTTCATAAACTTAGATTATATGCGAGAGGTGAACAATCAATAGAAAAATATAAAGATGAATTGTCTATTAATGGTGATTTATCATATCTTAATTTAGATTGGAAACCTGTTCCAGTGATTCCTAAGTTTGTGGATATTGTTGTTAATGGTATTGCAGAAAGAACATATGATATAAAAGCATATTCACAAGATCCAAGTGGTGTTAATCAAAGAACACAATATATGGAATCAATAATTCAAGATATGCAATCACAAGATTTCAATAATGATGTTATGTCTCATTTTGGCATCAATATGTATAATAATGATATGGAATCATTACCATCATCACAAGAAGAACTTGAAATTCACATGCAATTAAATTACAAACAAAGTATAGAAATTGCAGAAGAACAAGCACTTCAAGTATTAATAAATGGTAATAATTACGAGAATACATTAAAAAGAGTTTATCATGATTTAACTGTTATTGGTATTGGTGCTGTTAAAAGTGATTTTAATACATCTGAGGGCGTGACAATAAAATATGTAGATCCTGCTAATTTAGTATATTCATATAGTGAATCACCTTTTTTTGATGATATATATTATTGTGGTGAAGTAAAAAATATTCCTATCAATGAACTTAAAAAACAGTTTCCACATTTAACAGATGATGATTTAGATGAAATACAAGAGCAACCAACACAACATAAAGCTGCAAGATTTGGAACAAATTCTGATCGTGATTTAGATAGTAACATTGTTACTGTATTATATTTTAATTATAAAACATATGCTAACAATGTATTTAAAGTTAAAACATTAGGATCTGGTGCTGAAAAAGCAATAACAAAAGATGATTCATTTAATCCACCAGAAGATGGTAATTTTGTAAGGGTATCAAAAGCTATTGAGGTATTATATGAAGGAGCTTTAATTGTTGGTACTAAACAATTATTAAAATGGGAGTTAGCTGAAAATATGCTACGATCAAAAAGTGATTATACTAAAGTAAAATTAAATTATAATATCGTAGCACCAAGAATGTATAAAGGTAAGATTGAATCATTAGTAAGACGTATAACGGGCTTTGCTGATATGATTCAATTAACGCATTTAAAAATACAACAAGTATTAGCAAGAATGGTACCAGATGGTGTTTATTTGGATGCTGATGGTTTAGCTGAGGTTGATCTCGGTAATGGTACTAATTATAATCCACAAGAAGCGTTAAATATGTTCTTCCAAACTGGTAGTATAGTTGGTAGATCATTAACACAAGAAGGTGATATGAATCCTGGTAAAGTACCTATTCAAGAAATAGCTAGTGGATCGGGTGGTCAAAAACTTGCATCATTAGTTAACACATATAATTATTATATGCAAATGATTAGGGATGTAACTGGATTAAATGAAGCAAGAGATGGTAGTACGCCAGATACAAATGCTTTAGTTGGTGTACAGAAAATGGCTGCAGCTAACTCAAATACAGCGACAAGACATATTTTACAATCTGGGTTATATTTAACTTCAGAATTAGCTAATGCGTTATCATTACGAATATCTGATTTATTAGAATATTCTCCAACAAGAGATGCTTTTATACAATCTGTTGGTGCTCATAATGTTGCAACATTAGATGAATTATCAGAGTTATATTTATATGATTTTGGTATATTTATTGAATTATCCCCTGATGAAGAAGAAAAGCAATTGTTAGAAAATAATATTCAAATGGCTTTGCAGTCTAATAGTATAGAGCTTGAAGATGCTATTGATGTTAGAAACATTAAAAATTTAAAATTAGCAAATCAAGTTTTAAAAATAAGGAGACAAAAGAAAGCTACTAAAGATCAACAAATAGCAGAAAGAAATATACAAGTTCAAGCACAAGCAAACGCAAAAGCAGCGGAACAAGCAGCCGCAGCGGAAGCTCAAAAAGAACAACTATCTGCACAAACTAAAGCACAACTTGTGCAAGTTGAATCACAAGCTGAAATGCAAAAATTACAAATGGAAGCGCGACTTAAGTTTCAATTAATGCAGGCAGAGGCTCAAATTAATATGCGGTTAAGACAAATGGAACTTGATACTATAGAAAAAAAAGATAATGTAAAGGAAGATCGTAAAGATGAAAGAACTAGAATTCAAGCATCTCAACAGTCTGAACTTATATCACAACGAAAAGAAGGTTCTGGGCCTAGAAAATTTGAATCCGCAGGTAATGATATATTAGGTGAGGGAATAGATTTAAGTAGTTTCGGACCTTAATGTTTAACAAATAAATAAATAATAAAATGGCAATAGTAACAAATGATTGGACTGGTCAAATTTTAGCGTCAAGATGGATCGATGACACAAATGCTGAAACTCCTGGTAGAGGAACTCATTTTTGTGCGATTGAATGTATTACAGCTACTACATTCACAGCATTGGTATCCCAAAAAATTGATGATGATAGCGATGGAGAAGCTGCAGATGTAAGTGTTTATATAAACACAGAAGGAACTGACGCTGGTACAGCAATAGTATCTGGTGATACTTTTCCAGTTGGTACAATATTGTACGGCAAATGGACAACTTTTACACTAGCTGGTGGATCAGTAATAGCATACGAATCTAAATAAGAA